TCTTGTCCAGCGCAAAAGGGCTGATGTAGTGGATTTTCATTAACTGCTTATACGAAAAACTTAACTAAAGGTTACAAAAAAGCCCTGCATTTCTGCAAGGCCTTTTATTATACAATGAACCTTAAAAACTAGGTCGTTACCGTTAAGTCCACGTCCGAAGCCGCGCCCGTTAACAGGATGTTCAGTTCCTCTTGGCACTCCAAACGAGCCGTAATCAAGTTTTTCTCAAAGTTGTCTTTGTTCTGATCCGAGAATCTCAAATTCATGCCTACTACCTCTACGCGCTCTACGTAGTCTGCATCGAAGATCATGGCTTTGCCCGTAGTCGCCCACGAAACACGGATCACCGGCACGCCGTCAATCTCTACCAAGCGCGTTACCGGATTGTAACCAAAGATGAACGGAGTCGAATAGTCCATCGGTTTGGTCAACGCTAGTGTCGAGAACGTCGCGTTATTCATTACGATGTACGAAGGAATAAAGTTCGTGTCACGGAACTTCATCAACACGTCTGTTAATTGTTCTACCGCTACCGTGTAGGCAGTAGTGCTTGGGCCGGTAGCTGCCGCTAACAAGGTATCGTAGAAGTAATCGTTTTCTTTCTTGAAAAAGTCACGTTGCAACATACGATTTAATCCGGTTTGTAGCCACGGCAAGTTGGTCATCATCTGACGTGAGAAGTCTACCGTACCGGCTAGGAAGTTGTTCACCAATTTCACCTCGGTGAAGTCGTAGTCCAATTGTGATTTTTTCGCGCCTTCGGTCGTTTGCCAGTCAAATGCGCCTTCTGATCCTGTTTCGCGGTAAGTCACGTACAATCCTGTACTTGACTGCACCGTAGGAATCAAGTCGCGGAAGTTGATCGCCTGTGAAGGGATGATGCCTTGACGGGTGTTATAGGTCGCTACCGGATCGCCTGTTAAGTTAGCGGCGGTCGTCATCGTGCCCACTACCTTGATCGTGTAGTCGTCGCCGCGTCTGATTTTAGCGATGTCGTCTGCCTTTTCTTCGATTGCTTCCGAGATCGCTTGACCGATGGACTTCATCTCTGCTTTTTTGGCCTTGTGGCTTTCCTTGATGCGGATGTCCAGCCCGTCGATGTGATCCTGTGAGGCTTTTAACTGAATCTCAAACTCTGCTTTTAACTTCTCGTTCGATTCTTTTACCGCGTCGCTGATCAGGGTTTTGGTTTTGCCCTCAAAAGACTCGATTGCTGATTTAATTTCGGAGGTCGTTTTGCCCTCTAAGCTTGATTTAAGGCTTTTTAATTCTTGTTCTAATTCCATTTTAATTTACTGTTAATGAGTTACGAAAGTTTTTAATTATCTCTATGTGGTCGATCGGCTCATTAACTGCCGGAGTGCCGATGGGCGGCTCTGCGTTGTCGAGTGATTGTTTCCCTAATTCAAAAGAATGTTTTTGCAATTGCTTCAAGGCGATTTCCAGCTGTAAGAAGGTGTCGTCGGTTAACGATCCATTTCTGATTAGTTTAACAATTGCGTTGATTTGGTCGTTTGTTTGTTCAAATGTTAAAGATTTAAACCCGGTGAACGGCGTGTTCGGATTTGCTCCGAGCGTCACGTTTGAGCCTTCAAAGAGTTTAATTTCTTTGATGTGGCGCGTAAAGGTGCCGTCCTGATAGCTGCCTGAATCTTCGGATTTGATCGTCTGAAAGCCGATACTGTGCTGGATGACGATGCCTGCATCATATAAAATGATCGCATCTTTCCCATACGAGGTAGGCGCTACAGTAGATTCGAAATAGATCCCTTTGGGCTGATCTTCCAACACACTTGGTTTGCCGTGCGGCTGCGCCCATTCGTGCTGATTCAGAAAGAAGATTTCATTCGATCCCATCGGGCCGCGCTCCTGGATGGTTTTACGAGCCGCTCCCTGTTCGATGATATCGCGGTCGTAGTCCTTGTTGCCGTAAGAAGCCCACCAACCGGATACGGTCATGGATTTCATGTCCACGTCTTTCACCTCGGCGGTGATGGTTTTGTATTCTAACAGTCCTTTCATCTCTTGTAAAAATAAACTATTAATTTTTAAATATCAACATTCCGTTATCATCTCTTCTTGGAACTAACGAATAACTACATCTACAGTTAATTACTTGTTTGGCAGAACCTTTTGGATCGCCTGGGAAAAGCAAGAGTGAACCGTCCGCCATTTTGAAGTTTTCATCTTTGGCCGCCGTTTGACCGTTTTCGATCCGGTGATCGTGCCTGGTTCGTTCGTCCAGTACCGAGATCCATTCTTTGTCCAATACCAAATCCGATTCTTCCGCCGCTTCAAAGGCTCCGTGATTAGCGGCCGTGGTCGTTTCGGTGCGAGCAATTCTCAATGATCTAGTTCTTGTAAACTTGGGCGAGTTCAAGGAACGCTGTAAATAGGCCCTTAGCTGACTGACTGAATAATTCCGGTCTAAGCTGTCGGTGACCAGTTGTTGGATGAGTTGAACGGTGTATTCGTTCACGTCTACAATCCGCTGCCCTAAATTCGTCTGCACCCATTCGTAAATGCTTCTTAGAAAAGTCGATTCGTACAGGTCCCGTACATATCTTTTCTGTTCATGGTTCAACTCTCGTCCTATTCTATTACCATGCACTAAGCCCACTTTCGTATAGATTTTCAGATAGGCCTGATTCATTGCTAGCTGATTAATATTAGACCTAATTAAGGACTGATAGTTATCATAATTAATCATGGGGAGCACCGTGAGCAAGGGGGCATAACTTTCTTTTAAGGCCCGGTTAAATATCGGTTTGGCGTACTTCTCGTACCTACCATGTGCTTTTGTCCATTCTTCACTGCTCATAGCTTCAAGGGTTCATCGTCCTCTAATACCAATGAAATATCTTCCAGCGGTTCATAGCCCGTTTTGATGTAGTGTTTCTGCATGTATTCTTCCCCTGTTTCCGGATACTTCAACGCAATCCGGTATTCTTCCGGCGTAATCACTCCTCTATCCATCGCCTCTTTCAGCCAGCCCGTTAAGGTGGCCATGTCCGTCTGCATTTCCGGCAGTTCCGAGACGTCCCATACTTTCACCACCCCTTGCATGTTTTTGAAGCGCGGATAGAACTGTGAATTCAAGTCCTGGGCCAAGATGGTTAAATCCGGCTGAATCCGGTTGGAAATCGCCATTCTCCATTGAATGTCCGCGTTGTCGTACTTCGGTTCGCCGTTCACCCCAAAGAAACCCGAAGGCCAGGCGTAGACGTTGCAGATCTCCTGCGCCGAATAGCGTAAGAACTCGAAAGGCTTCAGCTCGTCGGTATTTAAAGATAATTTGGTAAATCCGATAGGAACACTCGCCCCTTTGTACCTGCTCAGCACGGTCGTGTCCCGCTCCATTTCGACCAGACTTTGTTTTAAGGCCAATGCTTGTTCAGACGTCAACGGTTCTTTGGCATCCGTGCCGTGTACAAAGCCGAACACCCCTCCGTTCTGCATCGCTTTGATGTTCTGCTCGGTGGCAGAATTGTTGATGTTTAAATTCTTTAAGGCGGCTTTCAGCGGGCTTTGGCCGTATAAGTGCGAGCCGTTTAAATCATAGTTCGGATTCGGGTACTTGGAATGAATGATGCATTCCCTGGGAAACTGGATGTAGGAATTGCCAAAGTTCATGATGTAATGATCAATCGGGTTATCCAGACTCAGGTACTGATCATCGTTGATGTTTCCTTCTTCGTCCTTGAAGGCGCCGTCCCGGATGATGATTTCCATGTACTGCGAAGGGAGTAAAAACACTTGTTTGGGTACGCCTTTGTTCGGCCCGTCGCTGGGATACAGCATGTAGATGTAGGCGTTCCCGTTCAGCATCATGAAGGTTTGCCACAAAGCATAGAACTCCGTCCAGGTCTGGTAATAGTTGGGGCGTTCCAGCGGTTCTGGGATTTCGCCTTGATTATAGGCCTTGGTTTCCAGGATTCGTTTTTTCGCGAGTTCTCCCGCCGGTAAGACTCCTTTGGTTTGCAATAGCCGGTCTAATTGCGCTTTGGCCTGTTTGCTTTCTACTTTCTTCAGGAAGGTCGGCACGCTAGAGACTTTGGTCGCGGCCATGTTCACCACCGAATAGACCACGGAGTTCAGGTTATAGCCTTTGTCCACGTAGACGGGGCCTTTGGGGTCGTAGGAAGTAAAGTTATTGCCGAAAAACGTAAACAGGGCTTGATTAAAGAGATTAGTTATCTTTTGAGTTATATTCTTACCAAGAACGGCTTTTCCTAAGTTCTGTAAATAGCTTGTAGGCATTTTTTATATTTTGTAGTAAATATATTAAAAAAAGAATACATCTCGCTTAATTCTTAGTTCGAACCACATCCGCATCATGATCGTATCGGCAAAGTCAGGAGACCTCCCTAATACTTCTTTGATCTTGTCTTTCGGAATCACGCCTTTCTTTAGATCAGAGTCCATGTTCTTCTGCTTGATCTGCTCCAGTTCCTCAATGATTAAATCTTTGATGCTTTCATCCTCACATTCCAGGTACATTTTGTTATGATTGACTAAATCCGCAAGCCGGAAATAACATTGACTCTTCAGGTTGTCGAAATTTTCCGGTATCCGGTTGCCTTTGCTGTCTCGCTGTGCTTCTTGGTTCTCCATTGGCCTGGAATTGTTGACAAATCCCTTACACTTGTAAAAATCGACCACGCCGCCACCTAATCCGTCCTCATCAACCAGTACATCCGATAGACCGATCATGAGTTTATTTCTGGACTGTTCGATGGTTTTGGTGGTCACGTCTAAAGTTTGTTTGCGCGCCCATTTGACATATCCTCTGAATCCATCCCATTCAATGATTACAATCCTATCCCCTCCGAGTCGGGCTAAATCGGAAGTGATACACTTTTCACCTGAAGCAACATGATTGTTATTGAATAGGTCAACGATTTTGTTATAATCCATCAAGACCGACGGATCGTCATCGTATTCCCAGTTTCCGAACAAAAGCCGTTCTTTCTGGTTCTTCGTAAGTATATTGTTTAGGTTTTCCAAGTAAGAAGCCGGTAGCATCTTGTTATCGGTCGGCAGCGCCTGTATAAAGGATTTCCATGATTCTAGCGTGTGCTCTTTGGCCTTCTTGTAATAATCCCTGTACAGATAATTTTTAGAAGGGTTGCAGGTTTGTAATAGTTTGGGGTGCAAGCCGTATTCTGAGTTCTTCCATCTCCCAATAGAGGCGGCTAAGTTATTTTTACATTCTTCCTCAAACTCTCCGGCCTCTTCGATCCATCCCCTGGTCATCTGCATGGAGCCGAAACGGTAATACTCTGGATCGGAAGGCACAAACTTAGCATCCAGTAAATAAACTTTACTGCCGTTGTTCAGTTCGTAAAAATTATCCTGCCCGTTGTATGTGTAGTCTTGATCTGTAATCCCCCAATGGGTAAAGACTTCGTGAATGGAAGGAATTGTAAATTTTCTAATCGACGTTAAGCTTTTACGGGCAATGAAGTAATGTGTTCCTGGATAAATAAAGGCATCGCCAAAAATAAGCGAGACGCCCAAATAAGATTTACCCGATCCTTTCGATCCTCCGTAGGCAATATCAGTAGTAGCGTCGTTTACCCAATGTTTGCAGACTAATTTCTGTTTGTCATTACCATTGGTGTTAAAGGTGATAATCATTTACACGATGTTCATTCCGGTAATTACAACGCTTGTTTGCTTCTGATCGTTGTCCTTCTTAAATACTCCCAAATGTTTACCGAGTGCATCCAGTGCGCTAAGCTTACTGTGTAGCTTTACTTTCTTGGTTTCCCCAATCGGAATCATTTGTCTTCCGTCGAACTCTTTTTCCTCAAACACGTCAATGCCTGCTATGACTGCGGCCGCTTCGTCTCCTAATTGATTAGGCGTTAATAGTCTTCCGTTTTCGTCGTAAATGTTGCGGATGTCGAAGAACGCAATCTTAGCGTATTCCTCTAGGATGCGTTTTTGGGTAACTCCTGTAGCTTCCTGTAGTTCCTTTTGCCTTTGTGAAAGGTAATCCTGAATATTAGGATAGCTAAGGATTTCAGAAGCCGTAGAATGTGCAGAAGTTGTAGAATATCCGGCTCTTATGGCCGCTTGTGTGCCGTTCAAATCAATTAAATATTCCTCACAGAACCGCTTTTGCTTCTCCGTTACTTCTTCGTTCTTTGGCCTTCCTGCGTTACTCATAACAATATTTAATTTCGTAAAATGCCGATCCTTCCGCGGACGGACAATTTTATATTTTGTTTACCCTGTTATTGATCGGTTTTTATTCTTGACTAGCCTATCTAATTCTTTGGCTAATTCATTTTCGTATTCGTCACGCTCTTTTGAGCCTTTTAAACCGATCTGTTCGTCTAATACTTGATCATGAGACTTTGCGCCCATTCGTTTTAAACGTTCTTCTGTTGTTTCTTTACTCATGTAATCAAATATAAAATAAATTAATTAAAAGTTACGAATGTTGATTTGATCTTCTGTTTTGAGTACGCTTAAATCGTTTGTGTGGTGAATTGTTCCGTTTATTTCAATGCTGACCGATACGTGAATTTTCCCGCCTGTTATTTCTTTTAAGGCGGTTAAATGATCGATCAAGTTATCTAGCAGCATGGTAGTTTTAAAAAAGGCGAACGTTTGACGGTTCACCTTCACACAAAATAAACAAAATTTAATTTATACGCTCTGTTCTTTATACGTTCTTTTTAACTAAAGGTTACAAATTAATAATGTTTTAGCTGTAAAATCGTTTCGTCTACATTAGGGCATTTACATAATCCGACGGTGTATATTCTTTTAAGTCCGTTAGGCTCATTTTTTGTAAACGTATATCCTATGGATGGGTATAGTTCTGG